CCCTCCCAGGAGTTTCCTTTGCCCCGCGGCCACATCGTCGGCGTTCTTGGCCTTGCCCACGTTGCAGCCAATCCAGTTCACCACCGTGTAGATGACACGGTAGGCCCGGCCCGACTTCTCACCCGGCGCGGGCAGGAAGGCGGCGATAAGGGCGCACAGGCCCCCGAGAGCGGTGACGATGAGGGCGAGGGTGCCCGTCTGGGAGTTTAGGAGATCGGCCAAAAGGGAGAGGTCCATCAGTACGTCCTCCCGGCAGCGTAGAAGATAACGTCCTGCGGCTTGGTGGGGTCATTATCGACGTGAACCCACGTAGGCGCGGCCTCGATGCGCCGAAAGCCCGCCTCAAGCAGGGCCGAGACAAGGCGGAAACGCTCGTGCGAGGACGTGCAGCGGATGTCCACGGCGTGGCCCCGGACGTGCGCCGAATCCTCCACGCCGCCCACGGCCTTGTTGTGCTTCGGGCAGCGGTAGGCCGAACTCAGGACAAAGGGGACGCCCGCCAGTTCGCGGGCCTCGTCAAGCATCTGAAGAAAAGCAGGGTCCATCTTGTCCATGCCCGCGCCGCAGCCGCATTTGCAGGCGAACTCGGCGGGGGAGAAGTGACGAAGGGGAAGGGCCATACGAAAACGCTCCTGCCTTAAAAGATGGCCGAAGCGTAACACGGGGGTTTTGCCGCTTGCAGGTATTTGCAGGCATATGCAGGCATTGACGGGCATTGAGGGGGTTGACGCTTTTTTGAAAAGAGGGCGTCTTGACAAAATATAAACTATATTTTATATTCCTTTCATGAAATGGACAGTTGAGTTCTTGAACGACATGGTGGAGGCGGAGTTCCACGATCTCCCGGTTGATCTCAGGGCCAGCCTTCTGCGCATCGCCGCCTTGATTCGGGAAAACGGACTGGAAAGAACCGGGATGCCCTATGTGAGGCACCTCCAAGACAAGCTCTGGGAAATGCGCGGCAGGGGAAAAGACGGCATCGCCCGAAGCATTTACATTGCCGTATCGGGCCGCCGTGTCGTCATTGTCCGTTCTTTTGTCAAAAAAACGCAGCAAACGCCGAAGGAAGAAATAAAAATCGCCCTGAAACGGGCAAAGGAGGTTCTGTAATGGGAAGGAGCGTCTTTGAGTATCATGATGAGCAAATGCGGGACAATCCTCAATACAAGGCCGCCTATGATGCCCTTGAGCAGGAATTTACCATCGCCAATGCCTTGATCAAGGCGCGCAGCGAAGCGGGCATGACGCAAAAGGATGTGGCCGAAAAGCTCGGCGTCTCCCAGCCCGCCGTCGCCCGGATGGAATCAGGCAAGAACATTTCCATCAAGGCCATTGCGCGCTATGCCAAGGCCGTGGGCCGCCCCATCAACGTGTCCATCCTGCCCGCCTAGCTGGGCCACACATATCAATCCCCCGGCCACTCGGGGGATTGCCTGTTTCGCATCTCAAGCCACATGTAGAGCCGGATCAATTCGGAACGGTACCGCATGGCGCTGCCGTTTTTGTCCATCTCCACGGCAATGGGCGCTCCCTCTTTGACCCATGTGCGAATCCGCTCCGGGCTGGTCCCGAAGGTCGTGCAGATTTCTTTCGTGCTCCGCAGCACCACGGGCACGTAATGGACCGATACAGGAATCACACTTCCTCCTTGGCCTTGCGTTTGATCATGGCTCCTCTCCGGCGGAAAGGCCCCGCCCCCTATGGCGAGGCGAGGCCGTAGACGGCAACGGCGGAAGTCAGACATGGACGAGCCCGAGCGCCCTCAGAAGCCGATGCGCCGTCCCGGGACCGATAAGGCTACGGCAGGCGGCGGCCACGATGCAGCCTTTCAGGAGGCGGCGCAGGGCGGCCCTCATTTATTGCTCCGTCCCCGCCGGGGGCAGGGCGCAGGCGACGTCCCGCACTACGTCCAGAAGTTCCGTAAACTTCTTCAGGTGGAACAATGCGGAACCGAAGATCAGGCTCCGTCGCGTGAACTCGTCCCGGAGTTCCGGGCGCTCGTCCCGCGTTTGCCATGCCGCTACCGTCAGCCTGTCCATTTCCTCGATCACGTCCTCAAGACTGAGGGGGTGCACCAGAATGTCCTTACCGTTGGCGTGGGGTTCGACCTTTCCCATAATGGCGTGTCCGTCCTTTTCTCTTGGCCTGTTCATGGTTCAAACTCTGTCGTGCCTACTGTTCCCCGCCCACGGTGGGCAGGTGCTGCACCTCGAAGCGATTCCGCCCGAAGCACTCGAAGGCTTTTGCCCTGCACATGCCGAGCCCCGCGATGATGGAGGGATCAAGCCCCACGCCGTCCCGCTTTTGGAGCCCGTCCGAGATGGTCCCGAGCGCGTACACCGCCGTCTCGAAGCCGTCATCAAAGCCCGTTTTATAGGCTTCCCGCGCAATCTCAACGCCATTTTGCACGAAACACGTCTTGTCTTCCTGTCGCATATCCATGCTCCTTTTATGCCGCCGTGGACGCCTTCAAGAGCGCGGCGAGGCGGGCGTGTTGTTCGCTTACGTATTTTTCCAAGAGGCTGAGCGTCAGATAGGCCGCGGCCTTGCGCGTCCCGGCAAAGATGAACGGCACGCCGTAGCGCACCTGAAAGGCTACCACCGACTGGGCCGCGCTGTGGGGCTTCATCCGCGAGCGGTACAGCCCACGGGCGAGGTGTTCCCATGCCGCCTCGACGACCACGGCGAAGAAATCATAGCCGCGGGCGCGGGCAAGCTCCCGCTCGAAGCGGTCCCGGTTCTCCCCCATGAGGCAGCCTATCAGGTCGTCAAGGCTCTTGCGCTCCACCGCCACGCGGTCGATCAGCCCGGCGACGGAGTAATCCCCGGTGGGAAGCGCCCCACGCTCCACGGTGCAGTCATAGCCCGTGAAGTCGAGCGGGGCCTGTTCCCGTGAGTCCACAACCAGCTTCAACATGCGGCCACCTTCACCCTGTTGTCTTCCGTCCGCGTCCTTGGTGCAGCGGCCACTTGTGAAGGAACGGGCGGGATCACGCTTGCCGGAACCGAGGGCGCGGCGTCCATCCCCACAAGGCGCGTGGTGCCGTCCTCGTAGCTGTGCCGGACATGCCCCCGCCAGCCTATTACCGTGGGGAGTTCCCCCGTGCCGGGCATGGGCCACGGCTTCCACCAATGGAGCTTGCGGCAAAAGGCGAGAGTCAGGCCCCGGTAGTCGGGGCACCCTTCGAGACAGTGGCGGGGATACCCCTCACAACGCCTTTCCGGCCCCTGAGAGAGGCTTTCAGGGGACGCCGTGAGGCATGAATCGTCTTTCGGCGTTGCGGCGTCCTGAAGGGTCTTTTCGTGCGTTTCCCGGCAAGGAGTGGGGTCACGCAGAGCGGCCTCAAGCCACGGGCGGATTGGGGTGCCCGCCTTGCGCATTTCGCCGGGGTCCTTCCCCGCGGCGCAGGGCCACGCCTTTACCGTGAACTGGTCCCGCCACCATGCCCACGCCTTCGTGCCCGCCTCGTCAAAATCCAGCGACCACAGGATGAGGGGCGCTTCCCGCAGGAAAGCCGTTGTCCGGGCATCGGGCTTTTTCGTGGCTCCGGTCAGGGCGCAGGCCGCCACCAGATCGCGGCCTTCCTGCCAGACAAGCGCCGCATCAAGGACGGATTCCACCAGCACCACGGGCAGGCCGGGCTTGCCGATGCAGAAACAGCCGTCGCCGCTTCCCTTGACCTGCCAATATTTGGGGAGGTCATCTCCCGCTTTCCACTCGGCCCGACGAATGAGCACGGCGACCACCCCGGCCTTGCGGCGGATGGGAAGCACCAGCCCCGTGGGAAGCCAGACCTTGCGCGGGCGGCCCGTCTTCGGGCTGGCCTCCTCCTCAAGCCCCCAGTCGGCGCGGCGCTCGTACCTGTCCGCAGGGTTCCAGCCGATGCCCAAGGCGCGCGCCGTCTCCACAGCCAGCCCCCGGCCCCGTAGCGTTTTGAGTCCCGGCCCGGCCCCGCTGCCCGCGCCGCCGGCGGCGACGACGCGGGGGGGCCGCCGCAGCGCCC